AGGCACCGTATGAGCCAGTGGATCTGGAGACTTACAAGAGTCTAGCTAAGGAGTTTCCGAAGAAGATCGACTGGGACATTGTGGAGGCTTCTGACATGACGGAAGGTGCACAGCAGTTAGCGTGTGTGGCTGGGGTGTGCGAAGTCTAGTCTTCCAGTAAACCCAGTTTTTCAAACAAACGCTCCCCGGTTGTCATACGTAGAACTCTATCTACGTTGGCAAAACCGGGGACGTAGGTTTGAACTGCCCGTGCTGCTGGGACAAGTGCATCAGGCTCACCTGTAATTAGACGCTCGCCCGATGTAAACAAACCACTACCTAGCCTAAAACTAGCAGTTAAAGGAGCAGGTATAGGCTCTATTGGCTGTCCTCCGTATTCTTCTGCTCTTATGTTGACAATACCGCTAGACATATTAGACGCTAGTTGGTTCATCATGGCAGAACTTACTCCTTCAGGAGTCATTAGTTCCTCCAGAGTTTTATCATTAGACAAGTCAAGAGTTTTTCTAAAGTCATCCCAAACACCAGCAGTAACACCAAAGAGGGCGGCGTATTTAGCTGAGTTAAGCATAGCTTCTTTAGCTGCTATGGCTCCTTCTTTAGTATTTAAACCCTTGCTCATAGCCTTCATTATGTTCTGGCCTACGTCATTCCTCAAGCTGTTCATTTGCTTGTTCATGTAGGACAACATGCTGTACGCCATACGCCCGTTAGGATTGTCATGGAAAGCTTTTGGCATCGTGCTTGCACTAACGGGTTGCCACTTGTTCATAGCTGAGCCAGCAAAGTTTATAATCCAAGGGTTGCTAAGGTCTTTGCTTTTAAGTGCCTTGACTGTTGACCTAAACTCACTTTCAGTAAGCCCACGCATCCCGTCATGCTTACGAAGTTTAGCCAGAGCTTTTTCTGAACCGTCAGTAGCTAAATCAATCCCTCGCTGTACAGCAGAGTTACTTAGAATCTCTTGGCCCATTCTGTTGACAGTTTGTACACCAGTAAACTTATAGGCTTTCTGACTAAGATAGTCAACTCCACTGACAAACTTGTCACTTAGCTTAGTCCAGCTTGCTGACTGTGCTGCGTCATTCATGGCTTTCTTGCCAGTGTTAGCTACTTCACCCATGAAATCTTTGTCTAAACCTAGTTCTCTATTTGATATCCAGCCTTTGTTAGCGACACCAAATTTCTCATTGAGTGTAGCCATGATAGCCTTAGGTAATGTCTTAGCCCAAGCCTTGACACCGTTTTGATAGATAGGCGCAGTAACACCTTCAGCCATGTTAAGCACAGCGTTCATTGGGTTAGCTAAGAGGGTAGCGGAAGTAACACGACGAGCAACGGCACCCGCTGTATTGCCTCCTTGTTTAGACGCAATAAGCTGCGAACGTAATCCATTACCTAAGTTAGCTGCTACAGCTTCTGAAGCACCTTGATCTTTTGCTTCTTTTTCAATAGCATTGATAACAACATTCAAACGACTTTGATTTTCTTTAGGCGGTTGTAAGTCTCGAATGTCTATGTCAAAGCGAGCAGCCAAAGTCCTTGCTGCCGACACGTCTTCTGCATACTCTTTCAAAGCTTTGATAGGATTGTCATAAGCTTCGGGTCTAGCTACGCTAGTACCTATCTTTTCTAAAGCTTTTGTAGGAAAGTAGTCAATGTCCCCTTGTTTAACAAAGTCAATATCCTGAAGAAGTTTTACCTGTTCTTCAAGGTGCCTTACCATTTGTTTTTCTTCGACAGTTCTTGCCGCCTTAGAAAAGTCTGCCCAAGATACCCGACGATTTTCTGTAATTTCTTTGTTCATCCGTAGAGACAATGATTTTAACATTTGGTTATCATCAAAAGTTTTAGCAGCGTTTAAAAAAGTAGTATCAAAGATTTCATCTATTTCACGCTGGTCATGTCTAATCATAATCTCAGCATCTTCTGCCAGCTTAGCTGCTCTTTCGCCTACGTTTTTTACCGTCCAGTCACGAGTGCTTAAGAAGATGTTTCCTATTGTGCCGCTTTCTCCTCCAGGAGTCTCAATGATAATAGCATCGTCTCTTATGTCCCTAACCTTACGAGCAGCTGTGCTGGTATCATAAGCAATCCCAGGACGAGAAGATTCTTTTGCTTTGCCTACTGTTGCAAACCCTTGTTCTCCACCTATAAAACTACCCTTGCCTTTGTAAGTCTGAGCGTCAAGCTTGCGTGTGGCTTCTTTAATTTCGTCTGCGTTCTTTGTCAAGAAGCCGCCAGCAAGCCCACCTAAAGCGCCACCAGCGATAGCACCAATGCTTGCTTCTGTGACCCTGTCTTCACCTTCGCCACTTAAAAAACCATATACAGCGCCTTCGGCTGCACCTAAGCCAGCTACTTTTAACGCCCTGTCGAGCTTACTACCAGCTTGTGCAATCTTAGCAATACCAGCACCAGGAATAAACAAAGCTGCACCGAAACCCAAACCAGTGATTGCTGTCGATGCTCCTGGGTTAGCTTCTTCAAACGCACGTAACTCTTCACGAGACTGCTCTATAGCCTCATTCCAGTTAGCAGCCTCGCCTGACAAGAGACGTACTGTAGCGTCAAGCTCGTCGCCAGCACCAATAGCAGACTCAAGAAAGTCCACTGTTGCTGACCTAACTGCAGAGTATTCAGTGTCTTCTTCTTCGCCTAAAAGCCAATTAGAAGTACTAGGCTCATCTTCTAGTAACCAATTACTCATTTATTTTCCTTACCGTGGCAAAGCAGCCATGCGTTGTTCCCTAGTTCCAAGAGCAGCCATACGCTCTTCCCTAGTCCCTAGTTCATCACTGAAGCGTATCTTTTGCTTTGCTATACGCTGGTCCAGTATACCAAGTTCTTCAGCCTTGTCTGGTTTCTTTCCTATTAAACTTTCGATATCTTCTTCACTTACCCCATTATCTCTAAGTTGTTTAACTACACTCTTTTCACCTTTTCTACTAATAGCTTCTCTAACCATGCTAGAAGTAGTTAGATTATCACCTACCATGACAGAAAAGTCTTCTTCTTCAACAGGCTCTTCACCTGTCAAAGCAGCAAGTTGTTTTATTAGTCGTTTCTGGTCAAGGTCGTAAAGATCTTCAGCTTTTTGCCTAATTTTATCCTCTGTTATGTCTTCTCTGTCCAACATAGAACTAAGCTGACGACGCGCTTCTTCAACATATTCAGAAGACATAGGCAGTCCTATTTGTAGCTCTAATCTTTTAATTTCTTCTTGTTTTCTTCTTTCTTCATTAACCCCTCTATTATACTCTGAGATAGCTAGCTGATTGGAGAACATTTTTAGCTGGCTCTGTAACTCGTTTTCTAGTCGCTTAGCTCTGATCCTTGCACCAGCGTTCCACTGCTTACCATCCCAACCTTCCTCGGACACTCTTGTGTAAGCTTCTAAAATAACTTTTAGATTTTTACTTACCTCTTCAGGAAGATTGTTGACCTGTTCTGTGTAGTAGTCCACACTAGGTCCAGTCTTCTGTTCCATGCTGTTTTCTTCAAACTTAGCTATGTTTTCTTCGCTTTGTAGAGCAGCATCAACAAACTTTTGAGCGGCTCCGACGTAGTCACCAGCGCCTTCTATGATGCTAGTAAGTTTATCTGTGTCTCCTGCTTCAATAGCTTCCAGCATAAGTGCTCTGTTAGAGTTCAGCCACTGCTTTGCTTGCACCTCTTTTTCAGCTTGTTCGTATCTAAATGTATCCAACTGGTACTGTTGATACTGACGCATAGCTTCTGGATCTTGCTGAAGAACTCCCTGTCGTTTTTGTAAAGCAAGCCGTTGTGTTGTGGCACTGGGAGGTAAAGACGCTAGTTGCTGTTCAATATTAACTAACTCTTTAGCCTTATTACCTATAGAAACTTGTTTTGCTCCTGGTATTTTGCTTTGAAGATTAGCAATGGCTCGCTGATAATTATTTTTTTCTTCTAAGGTTGTTGCAGCATCCCTAAGCCTACTAAGTTCTGTAATCTTCTTATTAAGCTCTTCAACGTTACCTTCTACAGCGGCTGCAGTTCCTTGTTCAGCAGTTTGGGCTAATTGATTAAAACGTGCTAATTCTTCTTCACGTCTTTTGCGTTCTTGTATCTGCCCAGGAACACCACCAATAGCTTGACCCAAGCCAAACAAGCTTTCGCCCATCGCGGGTCTGCCTAAGCTAGACAAGAACCCTTGTGAAAATGTAGCCATTGTATCCTCCTCTTATCCAAACAAGCCGCCAAGTGCTGCAGAAGCGATGTTACTTCCGAAACCTCCGGCTAAGCTAGCTTGTCCCAAGCCTGACTGCAACAGTGCCTCCAAACCAGTAGCGTAAGTCTGTCCGTAAGTACCAGCTTGTTGTGCAATAGCTTGTCTACGTTGTTCAGCAGCAGTCATTCCTGGTTGAATACCAGCTAACACTTGTGCCTGTGGCATATAACCAGCGGCCAACATCCCTGTACCTAAGCCAGCCAAGCGTTGCTGCTCTTGTCCTGCAAAATCCATTGCTCTTAAACGAGCGTTTGCTAGTGCTTCTGCTTGTCCTTTAGCAAGCGACAGAGCTTCTGGTGTCCCACCAAACATGCCCGTAGTAACACCCAAGCGTCCCTGTGCAGCCAAACGCTGCTCCAGAGCAAGTCTTTGACGCTCCTCTTCGGCAGCCATAGACTTACGTATTTCATCATAAACTTGTTCTTCACGTTCGGCTGTAGGCATTGCCGCTTGTTCAAAGAACATTCCAGCCCTGCCTAGCTGCTGCTCATACAACGCCTGTTCTTCAGGAGACAACTGCAGTTGATACCGCATCTCACCTGTATTTGGGTCTCGCGTCATGCCGAACTGACCGCCAGTAGCTGAAGTTACGGTGTACGGCTGAAACTCAAGCATTCCTGACAGTTCTTGTGCAAGTCCAGACCTGATTAAGTTGCCTGCTTCGTCACGCACACCAGACATAGCTTCATAGGCTTGTTGGCCTATGTCACCTATGTCTTCGTAGCCTTTTAGCGCAAGAGCTAAACCACCAGCACCAAGACCGCCTGCAGCAATAGTAGACGCATTATCAGAAAAGTAGCCTGCAGCGTCTTTTAAAATCTGTGACCAATCTATAGCCATTAGTAAGTTCCTCCACTAACTAACAATAAACACATAACATAATTAATCATAACGTTCTACCTAAAAGTGCAAGTACATTGATTTCTTGTATAGACAATTCTCGTCCGCTAATGTCAGCTTCCATGCCAATAACCAAAGTTGATCCACTGCCATTAGCGTTAATACCAGTCCTGGAAGTTAGTTGCCCAGAAGAAAATTGGTCAAAAGTTGACGGTATTAAAGAATACAAGTCAACAAAAGATCCGTCTATATAAACATAAAAAAGATCATTGTTTGTGTCAAAGTAGCTGTCACCATTAAGCAGTACGCCGCCACCAGAACCAACAGTAGGTGCTTCAGTAAAGTCACCTAAAAATTTATTAACAACAACTGTCTCGCCTTCGTCAACGTCCCCTGTAGACGAAATACCGTAAGAAGATAGTTCTGAAAATACAGGGTACTCTGCTACGTTAAACTCTGCTGTTGTTTGGCTAGACAAGAGCAAAGGAACTGCAGTCAGCACAGTACCAAAATCATAGGCCCAAGTTAAGTAAACTGTTGTTTCACTACCGCCTACAATGGTAGGTCTTATTTTCCGTATGAACTTAAGTTTTGCCGTTTCTCCAAAAGTTAACTCAGGGCTTAAATACTTGAAACGATATGAGATGTTTCCTAATTCTCCGTCTTTATTATAACCATAGTCATAATAACCTGAGTACTGTGCAACACCCCATTTGCTTCCTACAAGTAGGTCTCCGTTGTCTTTTCGCACAAAACAAGTAAAATCAGTACCAGGCCAACGTGTTGCTCTGTAGGACCCGTTTTCCAAAGTCCCCCTAACGTCAAAACAATAGATAATCTCTTGACTAACAAAATTAATTAAGTAGAAGTTTTCTTCAGGATGATATACGGAAGAAAAGGTTTCTCCAAACTCACTAATCAGCCTGATAATGTCCTTTGTTATTGTCCCTGACAAGCTCGTGATTGGCATTGTTTTTTCTTGTAGTGTTCTACCAAAGCTTCTCAAACCAGTCTGGGACAAAAACAAAACGTCCGTACCTGTGTACTGCACAGTGTCCCTACCGACACAGCCTACACCGGACACAGTGTCAGACAACGCCATAGTAGCCGGAGCGTCAGCACCGGAATACACAACGATACTGTGCTTGCCAAAGATAATCAAAAGATTATTATGAGCAGCCAGTGCTACAATCTCGTCATGTCCATCAGGCCAAACTTTAGAA